GACGTCTCGACGTTCCACTTCATCGACAACCTCGCCCGGTCCATCCGCCACGCCGGCCGCATCCTGATCGACCTGATCCCGACCATCTATACCCAGGATCGTATCGTCCGCGTCATGGGGCCTGATGGGGCCTCTGAGGTCATCCCGCTTGGCCAGGAGGTTCCGGTCATGGGGCCTGATGGCCAGCCCGTAATGGACCCTGAGACGCAACGTCCGCGCACCCGCGTCTATGACCTGTCAGTCGGCAANTACGACCTCACTGTGGACGTNGGCCCCTCGTTCAACACCAAGCGCGAGGAAGCGGCGAACCAGATGATTGAGATGATCCGGGCCTATCCCGCGATNGCTCCGCTCATCGGGGATCTGCTGGCNAAGAACCTCGACTGGCCCGGCGCTGANGAGATCGCCGAACGGCTTAAGGCGATGCTCCCGCCGCAGCTCCAGGGCAAGGACCCGCGCATCGAACAGATGGCCCAGCAGCTTACCCAGCTTGGCCAGGCGCTCCAGCAGTCTCAGGCCCAGCTTGAGGGCATGAAGCAGGACCGCTCTATCGAGGTGGCGAAGGTCCAAATCGACCAAGGCAAGCTGGCCCTGGAGCGTCAGAAGTTCCTTGCGCAGACCCAGGACGCGACCCGCCAGACCGATATCGACGCCCAAAACGCCGAGACGAACCGGACAAAAGTCATCGTCGGTTCCAAGGGCGTCGGCCTCGGCCTGACCCCTGCAATCCAGGCNCTGGTCATGGANACCATGGCNCANGCCCTCAACAGNCCCGACCTNCTGCAACCGCCGCAGCCGCAACCGGCTCCGATGGTCGCNGCAGAGCCGGCCGATCAGTTCCGGTTCGGCGCCTAAACCGNCCTCAAGCGGTCTCCACCACCTCCCCGAAAACCAGCCAGCAACCCGCAAAGGATTGGCTATGACTGACTCTGCGACCAGCCCGGACGTCGAAGCCCCTGATGTGGAGCTTGAGACCAAGGGAGTCGCCACCGCCGATCAAGACACCGGCGAAGGCGCATCCTCTGACACCGATCATGACGGCGACGGACTCGATACCGAGCAAACCGAAGGCGCTGGCGGCGACGATGACGACGGCCTCGACGAGTACGAGATCGACGGCAAGACCTACCGCGTTCCCAAGGCCCTGATCGAAGGGCAACTTCGGAACGAGGACTACACCCGTAAGACGCAGGAGGTCGCGCGCAAGGCTGAGATCGCCGAAGCCCGCGAACGCGCTGCGCAGGCGCAGGAAGAGTTTCTTGCGACCCATGCCGAGGCGGTGAAGGCGAACCTCGCCGACGTCGCCAAGCTGACCTCCCTGGAAACGGACATCGCCAAGTACGATGCTTACGACCAGTGGGAGCAGCTCAAGGTCAACGACCCCGACGCCTGGCGTGAGCATCGCGACCGTTACCGCGACCTCAAGGAGGAGCGTCGGGACCTGCAGGCCAAGGTCAAGTCCGCCGAAGAGACCATCGGTCTGGAAGCCCGGAAGCGCGCCGAGACGGCCCGCCAATCCGCTCTCCAGGAAGCCGCCGTCGTTCTGAAGCGCGACATCAAGGACTGGGGTCCGAAGCTGGTCGAAGAGATCGCAGGCTTCGCAGAGCAGAAGTTCGGCTACTCCCGCGCGGAGTTCCTGGACCTCGCCACCGACGCCCGGAACGTGAAGGCCCTGCACCTCGCCCTGATCGGCGAGAAAGCCGAAAAACGCGCCCAAGCCGCCAAGAAAGCCGAGCAGTCCCAGCGGACCAAGCCGGCGAATGAGGTGGGAGCGGGCGCCCCTCATGCCCGTCGCGCTTCCGACCCGTCAGGCGACGCCCTGGCGACGCAAGCGTGGATGGAGCGCCGCAACAAGGAAAAGCAAGCCGGCCGATAGGTCGCTGCTGGCCCTAATTCCCACACCATCGGGCGCTACAGGCGCCAGAAAGCACCAAAATGTCTAATTCGCTTCTCACCTCAACCATGGTGACGCGCGAGGCTCTGCGTGTCCTGCACCAGAAGCTGCGCTTCGTCGGCACCATCACCCGCGACTATGACGACAGCTTCGCCAAGACCGGCGCCAAGATCGGCGACTCGCTGAAGATCCGCCTGCCGAACCAGTACGTTTCCAACACCGGCAAGACCCTGGTCGCCCAGGACACGACCGAGCAGAGCACCACCCTGCAGGTCGGCACCCAGCGCCACGTCGGCATGAACTTCTCGTCTGCCGACCTGACCATGAGCATCGACGACTTCAGCGAGCGCATCGTCGAGCCGGCAATGGCCGTTCTCGCCGCCGGCATCGAAGCCGACGCCCTGTCGATGTACAAGGACGTCTATCAGCAGGTTAACAACACCGGCTCGGCCGCCACCATGGCGACCCTGTTGAACGCCCGCAAGCGCCTGACCGACTCCCTGGCGCCTGAAGACAAGCGTTACGTCCAGCTCAACACCACGGACAACGTGGATCTGGTCGATGCGTTCAAGGCGCAGTTCAACGCCCAGCAGACCATCTCGAAGCAGAACATCGAGGGGATGCAGGGTCGCACCGCCGGCTTCGACTTCTTCGAGAACACGCTGATCTCGACCCACACCCGCGGCGCGGCTGACACGGCCTATACGACCGACACCCGCACCTCGGCCCTGGCCACCGACGGCACCGCCTATGCCCAGGTCACCGTGGCGTCCGGCGCCGGCTCGATCAAGAAGGGCGACGTTTTCACCATCGCCAACGTGTTCCGGGTCCATCCCGAAACCAAGGAATCGACCGGCGTGGCGCAGCAGTTCGTCTGCACCGAGGACTACACCGGGGGCGCTGGCGCCGTGAAGCTGAGCCCGTCCATCGTTCTGGGCGGCGCTTATCAGAACGTCACCATCCCCTCGACCTCGGCCACGGCGGGCCTGACCTTCGTCGGCACGGCCTCGGCCGCGCATGGCATCTCTCTGGCTTACCAGAAGGGCGCCTTTGCGTTCGCCACCGCCGACCTGCTCATGCCCAAGGGCGTGGACTTCGGCGCGCGCGAGGTCTTCGACGGCATCTCCATGCGTCTGGTCCGCCAGTACGACATCAACAACGACAACCTCCCGTGCCGTGTTGACGTCCTCTACGGCTACAAGACCATCCGGGCGCAGCTCGCCGCGCGTATGGCCAACCGCTAGGCCGTTTCCGGGGTCGGCTGAGAGGTCGGCCCCACCTTCCCCAAAACCTGGACTGAAAGGAGACGGCTCATGGCTGTCAACTACCTCGGCGACAATGGCCCGGACGGCGTGTCCGTTGGCAAGTCCGCCACCACCAAGGCCAGCTTCTACGGCGTCACCCCCGTGGTTCAGCGGTCCTCGACCGTGCTGGCCACCTCGCTGCTTTCGGCTTCGTCCTATGTCAGCGTCGCGTCGAACACCGCCGCGATCCTGACCGAGATCTCCAACGTACTCGCTGGCGTCGGCGCCATGCGGACCACGGCCTAAGTGCAGGCCTCAGTAACTGGTGAGGGCGGCCTTCGGGTCGTCCTCGCTATCCCCGTCTATGGCAAGGCGCATCCCGCCTGCCTGGACGCTATCGAAGCCGCCTCGCCCGCGCTGGATGCAGCAGGCTTTGAGGCGAAGATCGTCACCGAACAGAACAANCCCTACATCAGCGCGGCCCGCGCCACCATGCTNCGCAAGGCGATGGATTGGGGCGCCGATGTNGTGGTCTTCATCGACCATGACGTNTCGTTTCCGCCNGAGGCGCTGGTCAAGCTGATCCAAACCGAGGGTGATGTCGTCGCCGGGACCTATCGGTTCAAGAAGGCCGACGAAGAGTATATGGGCGGTCTGGACAACGNGCCTGACGGCGTTGCGAAGGTCCGGGAGAGCGACGGAGCCGTGAAGGGCTACCGCGTCCCGGCCGGCTTCCTGAAGGTCACGAAAGAGGCGGTTGACCGCTTCATGCGGGCCTATCCCGAGCTTGTGTATGGCCCGGCCTACAACCCATCGATCGACCTGTTCAACCACGGCGCACATGAGGGCGTCTGGGTAGGCGAGGATTTTCGCTTCTCCCAACGCTGGATCGCGTGCGGTGGCGAAATCTGGATCGTCCCCGATCTCGACCTGACGCACCACAGCGCCGACGAAGCCTTCCCCGGAAACTTTCACCAATACCTGAGACGCCAGCCAGGCGGCGACCTGGACCCGTCCAACCAACCGGAGGCCTGATGGCCCGCGCTCCCGTCTTCACCCGTCCCACCAAGCTCTGGAACCGCGCCGAGGGCTGGCGCGAATGGCCGGTCGGCGAGTACGACCCCGGCGGCGCTTGGTACGAACAGGAGAACGGTGACGAGATCGCCGAGGAGCCGGACAAGGATCTGGTCAAGAGCCTGACCGAGGCCCGGCAACGTGTGGACGTGCTGGAACACCAGCTTGCGACCTGTCAGGCCAGCCTCGCGGTCGCCGCGGGCCGGGCTGAAATCGCCGAAGGCCAGATCGCCGAACTGAAGCGCATCGCCGACGACGCCGAACGCGCCCGCAAGGTGGCCGAAGAGACCGCCGCCGAGCTTTCCGCAGAGCGTGATAAGGCCGTGACCGCGTTTGCCGACCTTCACCGCCGCTTCTCAGCCTTCGACCCCGATGGCGACGGCTTCCCAGGCGGTAAGCGCAAGCCCGCTGAGGCCCCTGACGCTCCCGCCACTACCGATGCGCCGGAAGATACGCTCAAGGCCCCTGATGAAGGCCCTGCGGCCCCTGAGACAGACGCCGAGGCCTTCGCCCCTGTCCCGATCCCTGACGACTACGCCAAGACCCCCTGGTTCGCCCTCAAGGCCCTGGCGTCGAACTTCACCACTGACCCCATCGAGAACAAGGCCGACGCGCTCGCCGCCATCCAGGCGGAACTTGAACGCCGGGCCGGCTAGGAGACGACACTATGGCCGATGCGCGAGTT